GTTTAGAATGTCACGAGCAACATTAATTGATGAGCGTAAGGAAGAAGATCAGGAACCAACAGACCAACTCGACACACAGGATACTGTAGAGACTCCTCAAGAGGAACAACCTCAACAGCCCGAAGTTCCAGAAAAGTACAAAGGTAAATCTGTCGAAGACCTCGTACAGATGCACCAAGAGCTTGAGAAGTTTTCAGGCAAACAGAGTACGGAAGTTGGAGAGTTACGTAAAGTTGTTGACAATTACATCCAAACACAACTCTCAGTCCAACAAGCACCTCAACAACAGCAATACCAAGACGATAACGATGACGATGTAGATTTCTTTGTCGATCCCAAGACCGCTGTTAGTCGAGCTATAGACAACCACCCTAAGATCAAAGAAGCACAGGCTTACACACAGCAGTACAAACAACAGGCTACTCTTGCACAACTCAAGTCCTCTCATCCTGAGATGGAACAGATACTGCAAGACCCTAAGTTTGCTGAGTGGATCAAGGGGTCAAAAGTCCGAACACAGTTGTTTGTTCAGGCAGATCAAGCGTACGATTACGATGCTGCTAACGAACTATTTAGTCTCTGGAAAGAACGGAACCAAGTAGTTCAACAGACTGCACAGGCAGAAAGAGAAGCACGTAAGAGTTCAGTAAAGACTGCATCAACAGGCAACGCTCGCGGAACAGCAGAGGGATCTCGTCGTAAAGTTTATCGTCGTGCTGACATTATTAAACTTATGAGAACCGATCCAGAGCGTTATCAGTCCATGTCGGACGAGCTACTTAAGGCTTACGCAGAGGGTCGGGTTCGATAGCCTAAAGGAGAATTACAATGGCTGGTGAAACCTCTGGTGCCTATTTTACAGCTAATGCTGTAGTAGACAAAACCGCTGCGGGTACTTTTATTCCAGAAATCTGGAGTGACGAAGTAATCGCTGCTTATCAAAAGAACCTGAAGATGGCTCCCCTTGTCAAGCGTCTCGCTATGACTGGCAAGAAGGGTGACGTTATTCACATTCCTAAGCCCATCCGTGGTGCTGCATCTGCTAAGGCAGAAGCTGTAGCAGTTACGATTCAGGCTAACCTTGAGTCAGAACTGACTGTCACTGTTGACCGTCACTTTGAGTACTCACGTTTGATTGAGGACATCGTAGAAGTACAGGCTCTGTCTTCTCTGCGACAGTTCTACACCGAAGACGCTGGCTACCAGCTTGCTCTGAAGGTAGACACTGACCTCATCAACGCTGCTACTGGTTTCGGTGACGGAACTCGTACTCAGTCTCCCGCCAACACTGGTGCTGACTGGGTAAACAGCAACAGCTACTACTTCAATGCCGCTGCTGGCCTTGCTACGTACGCTGTTGACACTGTAACGTCTGGTGACAACTTTACCGACCTTGGCTTCCGTGAAGCTATCAAGCTGATGGACGATGCTGACGTACCTATGGACGGACGAGTTCTCGTTATTCCTCCTGCGTCACGTAAGTCTATCATGGGCATCGACCGCTACGTATCTTCCGACTTTGTTGGTGGTCGTGGTGTCGAGTCTGGCCTCATCGGTAACCTCTACGGTGTAGACATCTACGTTTCTAGCAATGCTCCCGTTCTGGAAGTAGCTGCTCAGAACACTGCGTCTACTGCTGACACCCGTGGCTGCTTGTTCTTCCACAAGGACGCCCTTGTAATGGCAGAGCAAATGGCTGTACGTTCGCAGACTCAGTACAAGCAAGAGTACCTCTCTACTCTGTACACTGCAGACACTCTGTACGGTGTTGAAACTTATCGTCCCGAAGCAGGATTCATCCTCGCTGTTTGCGACGAGTAAGACTCTAGGGGGTCGGCAACGGCCCCTTTTCCATTTCTCTTGTTTGTTTTCTTAGGAGCAGTCTATGCCAATCTTTCGGGGTGATGGTGGTTCTGGTGATGCCTCTACGGATGCGTATGCGTCACAGGTAGCCCTAAACGCACAGACTGCTACTACAAAAGCAAACGAAGCTGCTGCATCGGCTAGTGCTGCGGCAACCAGTGCATCCAACGCTGCTGCCAGTGAAGCTGGTGTAGCTGCTGACGCATCTGCTGCAACCACTGCTGCATCTAACGCTGCTACATCAGAAACCAACGCAGCCTCTAGCGCAACAGCGGCTGCTGCTAGTGCATCTGCAGCGTCTACCAGTGAAACCAACGCTGGCACTAGCGAGACTAATGCAAGCACAAGTGCAACCTCTGCAGCATCTAGCGCAACAACAGCAACTACACAGGCGTCTGCAGCGTCTACTAGCGCAACTAACGCAGCAACGTCTGCGTCTAATGCGTCTACCAGTGCAACTGCAGCAGCCTCTAGTGCATCAGCAGCATCAACTAGCGAGACTAACGCAGCTACCTCTGAAACTAACGCAGCCACTAGCGAATCTAACGCAAGCACAAGTGAAACTAATGCGGCCAGTAGTGCGACTGCGGCAGCATCATCAGCATCAGCAGCAGCTACGTCTGAGACTAATGCTGGCACAAGTGAGACTAATGCAGCAGCATCAGCATCTGCAGCCAGCACAAGTGAGACTAACGCAGCAACGTCTGCGTCTAATGCGTCTACCTCAGAAACCAATGCAGCATCTAGCGCGTCTGCAGCGTCTACTTCAGCGACAAACGCAAGTAACGCACAGACTGCCGCTGAGACTGCACAGACGGCTGCTGAAGCTGCACAAACGGCAGCAGAGGCTGCACAAGAGGCTATCGACGGATTTTTCTTAGGAGCGCAAGCAAGCAATCCTACGGTGGATCTGAACGGTAACGCTGTTACTGCTGGTGATTGGTACTTTAACACAGGTGACAACACAACACGTATCTACGATGGATCTGCGTGGAACACGATTAACCCTGATCTCATCGGTGACACAACGCCGCAGCTAGGTGGAACACTAGATGCCAATGGCAACACTATTGACATGGGAACTAATGTTATCACTGATGCCAAGGTGGGTCAGTGGGACACTGCTTACGGCTGGGGTGACCACGGTGCTGCTGGGTATCTCACAGGCAACCAAACGATCACACTGTCCGGTGCAGTCACTGGCTCAGGCACAACATCTATTACAACAACACTGTCAACTATTGACGGAGGAACTTATTAATGGCTACTACTATTAAGCTAAAGAACGGCTCAGGCGCACCGTTAGCAGGGGATCTTGTCCAAGGTGAACCTGCGCTGGATCTTACTAATAAGCGCCTCTACACAGAAGACTCAGGTGGTACTGTAATTGAGGTTGGTACTAATCCGGGCACTGATGTAACTTTTGCTGACAACCGCAGGGCTATCTTTGGTGCTGGTAACGACCTTCAAATCTATCATTCAGGTAGCCACAGTTTTATAGCTGACGCAGGCACTGGTGATTTATATATTGGGGCATCGAACAACATTGCTTTGATGAATTCGGCGTTTAGTGAAAACAAGTTGTTAGCTACTACTGACGGCGCACTTAACCTTTACTACGATGGTAGCCAAAAACTATCCACCACCGCTACAGGCATTGATGTCACGGGTACTGCTGTAACTGATGGGCTAACCGTAGCAGGTAATGTGTCTGTTGATGGCGGCACTATTAAGTTGGATGGTAACTATCCTACGGGTACGTCTAACGTAGCATTAGGTTCTTTGGCACTTAATAGTGTTATTACTGGCGGTAATTACAACGTAGCTATCGGTCACAATGCAGGGACAGCAATTACAACTGCTGATAGTAGTACGCTAGTCGGTGCGTTTGCAGGTGATGCAATTACCACAGGAGCGTACAACACCTTTTTTGGTTATCGGTCAGGCTCCGCAACAACTACATCAGCCTACAACGTAGGCTTGGGTGGAGATGCTTTATTTACCAATACGACTGGTGGCGACAATACAGCCGTCGGACAGGCTAGTTTATATACAAACACGACAGGAAATTACAATGTTGCGTTAGGGCGTTCTGCACTGCTTTCAAACACCACCGCCTCTAACAACACTGCGGTTGGATATCAGGCTGGGTACAGTAATACGACTGGCTATAATATGTCAGCTTTTGGTCGTAATGCTTTATACAGTAATACAACCGGAACCGACAACACCTCTATTGGCGACTACACGCTATATGACAATACTACTGGCGCTAACAACACTGCTGTTGGATCTTCTGCGCTTCAAAACAACGCTACAGCTTCCGACAACACTGCTGTAGGTTATGTGGCTGGGTATAATAATACTACTGGCTATTATAATACCTTTCTTGGTCGCGGCGCTGGGTATGCCAACACCACTGGCGCTACTAATGTAAGTGTTGGTTATAACGCATTATCAGCTAACACCACCGCAGACAACAACACTGCTGTTGGTTTTGAGGCTGGGTACAACAACACTATAGGCGCAAGTAACGCATACTTTGGATCCGGCGCTGGATACTCAAACACTACCGGCTCAAACAACGTAGGCATAGGTTCTAACTCAACAAACGGCAGTGGTGACAATAACACTGGTGTTGGAGTTTCCTCTCTTAACGCCAATACAACCGGAACAAGAAACTCCGCTGTTGGTCAAGGCGCGTTACAGGGTAACACCACGGGCAACTACAACTCTGCTTTTGGTATGCAAGCCCTTGTATCTAACACCACAGCTTCCAACAATACTGCTGTGGGTTATCAGGCTGGGTACAGTGATACTACAGGAGATGAAAACACAGCAGTAGGCAATGCCGCGCTCTTGAGCAATTCAACCGGATCAAGCAATACCGCTGTTGGTTCTAAAGCTCTTTATACTAATCAGGCCAGTGCTAATACAGCGGTAGGCAGGTCGGCATTGCGCCTTACTACTACAGGTACTTTTAACGTAGCGATGGGCAATGACGCCTTAGAAATTAATACAACAGGCCAACGAAACACTGCGATTGGTTTGGCGGCAATGGGTTCTAACACTACTGGCTCTGAAAACGTAGCTATGGGTCGCGTTGCGCTAGGCTTGAACACAACCGGCGGGTCAAACGTAGCTCTAGGACATGAAGCGCTTTATCGTTATGGCGGCTCTGCAAATACTGGCGTTGGTTATCAAGCCGGAATGAATACAACAGGAAATTATATAACCGCGCTTGGATATCGCGCTTTGTTAAATAACACATCTGGAATCAGAAATACCGCTGTTGG